ACATCAGTTGCAAAGCTCTCACTTTGTTGCTTGATTTCTTGTTTCTTTTCTTGAAGAGTTAAGGTTTCTTCTTTAATTATTTTTTTACCTTCAGCTTCTCTTTCTTTGTATAATTTATATAAATCCTTTGGATAAAATATTAAAGTTTGATTATCATCTCCATACACTTGTGATAAATCAACTCTTCTTCTTATTTCAAATTGACCACCTCCATTATGTCTTAAAAAATATTCATCTTTGTCAGCTCCTTCTATTCTCTTATCTAAAATATATTCTTTCATACCTTTAACCTGATCTAGTCCACCAATGACTTTAAAAGGTTCAATATCTCTTCTAAAATAAGCATGATTATCTATTTCAATTAAATTTTTTTCTATATCCTCAACAACTTGTTCTCTTGCTTTTCTATCATCAACTCCTATTGAAATATAAATATCATATAGTCTTGAAGCGTATGTTCTAACCTCGCCAATGTTTGTTGCTTTAACATCTTCAAATTTTCCCTCTATTTCATCTAAAGCTCTATTTCTTTGTTTAGTCATACCAGACATCATTTTTTTATCAAAATTCATTTCAAATTCTTTTGCTCTTTTAATCGCTTCAAAATCATTTAAGCCAACAATTTTTTTTAAAACAATTACATTTTTATAAAATCTTTCTTCTTCACTTGAGGTATAAAGATTTAATCTTCCAGTTTTGTCAGCAATCTCTGCTATTTGCACAGCAGTTTTTAATTGAGTAGGAATGTCAGCTTCATTATCAAAAGATGTGCTTGACCCTGTTGCGTAACCAGCTTGAAGTAAATCTTTATAACTTGGAGACAAAAGTCCTGTGTTAGCAAACACTTCATCAACATAAGCAAACTTTGCTGCTGCATTAAAGTTTGATTTATCTGCTGCTGCAATTAAAATATTTTCTGTATTTTGTAATACTTTTTTTTCTGTAGTATTTTTTAAATCTGCACCAATTAATGTATTGTTTCCATTAATTATATTTGCTGAATGAAAACTTGTCTCATTATACTCAACTTCTTGTTTTGCAATTTTTAATAATTCTTTTTCTACACTTTCATTATCTATTGATGTAGAGTTTTTTAATATTTCTTTTGCACCTTTAAAATCTTTATTAGCAATAGCTTTTTCTGCATTAAATAATTCGCTATCACCATTAATTTTTCTTTCTTCTTCTTTTAACCAAGCCGAACCTAGATCATGTCTTTCAGCAAAATCTCTAGCTTCCATAATTCTTTTCATTAGAATTTCATTTTTAAGATTTTCGTTTTCTTCAAGATCGTATTCATTAGCTAAAGTATTTTGAATATTGTTATAGCTTTCAGTGTCTTCTCTCTCAAATGCTTTGAAAGAATTTTTCTTAACTTTATAAACATCTTCAGCAATATCTATTTCTAATAAATCTGTAAGTCTTTTTTTAACTCTTCTATTTTTTATACCTGATAAAACATTACTTTTCTTTGCATCATACTCTTTGTTAAAACCTTCTACCGAAGCAAACTCATCTGGATTGTTTTCATATTTTTCAAAAATTTTATCTTTTTCAGATTTTAATTCATAATATTTTTTTCTAGCTTCTAGTTTTTCATTATTATCTCTTTGTTTAATATAATAATCTTCTAAAACTTTAGCTCCCTCTGCTAATGCACCGGCAGTTGTTGCTCTTGGATTAGCTTGTATATTTGTAGTTACAGCACCAGCCTGTGTTGTAATTGTTCCTTGCGATGAAAATGTTGGTATCTTTGGCATTATCCGTACATCCTTAATAAACTTTCACCTGCTTTTGCATAATATCCTAGTTCAGCAGATTTAGCTTCCATTCTTGCAAGACTTCCTCGCATACGAGCAAAGTTAGCCTCTTCAAATTTTCTTTGTTGTCCTATTTTAGCATTATAACTCATAATATTTTTTTCTACTTCCGCTTGTTCAGCATTATATCTTAAAATTCTTAAACCTGATCCAGATAAAGTTGCACCTGATTTAAGTACAGCAGTTTTAGTTTTTCCTTGAAGCTCTGTAAATTTTTTATCAAATCTTTGAATATCTAATTCTAATTTATTTTGTATTGCTTCTGCTTCTTGTTCTTTAACTTTTGCATTTCTTTCAGCAATCTGTTGATTATATTTACCAATCGCTTTTGCTTGTTGTGCTGCTGCTATATTAAATACTGCACTCATTAAAATATCCTCGCATATCTATAATGATGGCTACCATCAATACCATAGTATTCCATTAAGCCTTCATTTTTTAAACCAAGCCATTTAGCAAACTTTAAACCAATATCAAAGTCAGCTCTCACTGCTGTTTGAACTCTTTTGATTTTATTGTTCTCTGCTAGAACCTCAAAATTTTTTTTGATTGCTCTAGCAATGACGATAGGATGTCTCCATACATCCTGCGTTGCCATCACCCAACCTTCGGCAACACCCCCCCATAACAATTTCATTCCTGCACTAGCAATTAGATTGTTATTGATAAAACCAGAAAATGCTAAATCCTTTTCTTCTAAATCCATACTTGCTTTTCGATAACTCATATCTTTTTGCATAAGAACATGGTTCATTTGGCTTTGCATAATCAATCTACCATGATCTGATATGTAGGGTACTATATGTAGTGTTTTATCCGTCATTGGTTATAAGTCTTGGGTATAACGATAAAATGGTTAAAGGTAAAGGTTGAGTTTGTCTTACAAACACAAAACCATCAGTTTCGTAGTTTCCTCTAAACTCTACCTCTTTATCACCTGTAAATGGTGTTATACCTTGGTTCATGGCATTTGCAGATGATCTAAATGGTATTCTTTCTAAATTGTTTAAGTCTGGTCCAACTTCTACACCGACACTTTCAAATAATCTTATAGTTATTTCATATATTCTTTTTGTTTTAGATTGAGAAGTTCCATCTCTTGCTCCAGCATCTATTCTCATAGTTTGTAATAAAGATGTATATGAAAGTCCTACTTTTACTTTTGTTGATGAACGATCTAAAGTTATTGATCCAGAGCTTACTACTTTGTCTGCATGAGTAGCTCCGTCAGCAAGTATAGAAACTGTTTGTCCTTCAAGATGAGATAAACCAGAGATAGTTGTTGTTGCTGATCCATTGTAATCTAATTGGCTGTCTAAAAAATTAAATGTAGTGTTATCTGTTTCAGTAAAATCAAATGTATTTAAAACTTCTATATATCTTTTTGTTGCACCATTTATAGTTCTTTTAATAATAACATAAACTTCATATTCAGTATCGTCTGTTGGAATAACCGCAACACTTTCACAAACAGCTTTTCCTGAACCAAAAGCTCCACCAAATATATGTCTATGCCAAGCTGTTACTTGTTGTTCTCTTTGATAAGTAAATCCTATAAGTTCACCATCACCACGAACTAACCAAATAATTTGATTAGGCTCTTGTTGATAAGCCATTTGAGTTATACCGCCTTCAGTAATATGTTCAGCAAGTATAGTCATGTCAGGAGCAATATAACCATCAACATCAAAGTTATATGCAAGTTCTCTCATTTTTCTTCTAGCTCTTTGCATAAACAAAGTAACATTACCTACAGCTAAAGCATCAAGGTTAGCAGCTCCATGATTAGATTGTTTTTTAATTAATATGTTTGTTGGAGTTATTGCAACATCTGCTCCTCCACCTGAAACAGAAAACTCACCACCTGCTGTTCCAATAATCAAAGTTCTTGTTGCAGTCATAAAACGAATAGCATTAACTTGATTTGATGCGATTGTATAAATGATTGCATCACTATCTGATATTGTACCACCAATATTTGCATCCATGTTTTCATAGTCTCCTGATTTAGAAAAAAATATTGTTTGCGGCTGATTGATTGTTCCGGCAAAAACTAAACGCTGTTCAAAGAAAGTAACAGTAGATGGAAAACCAGTTGTTGTTGAAAATGCTCCTAAAGAAAAATTTGTACTTGCATTTGTATTAGCAAAGTCTGTTGATGTTGTAGCGTTGACTTCTGTTGCAGAAGTAAATCCAGTAATCTTGGCTATGCCATCTCCAATACGAACAAGTCTATCTACATCTGTAGAAACAAAAGTATTTGCAGATGCAGTAATTGTAACCGACCCAGTTGTTGCACTAGGAGTTAAAGTTGTTGTTGAAGTGTTTGTATCTTGAAATGGTCCGTTAGTAAAATTACAAGTTGTTAAAGTCCAGTTAATGTGAGATGTTCTTGATAGCTTTCTTGTAGCATGATTAGGATGAACAATATACATAACATCAGCAGATTGTGCGAACTTAATATCAAATAACTCTGCTGTTAAATAAGGTGTAGCGACCTCTACTGCTGAACCACCTGATTGTACTTGACCTTTATCTTTGTATATTCTGATATACTGATTACCAAATTCTAATATATAAGTTTGTGTTGTAGAAAACTCAAAAGGAATTAATCTTGTCTTATTAGCACTTGTTTTTACTTCTGATATAAATTGTGTGCCTGATCTTCTTGCTGCACTACCATGTGGATAAACAATAAAATTTTCTAAAGTTTTACATCCAGAAGGATATTTAGATAAATCATTACGACCATCTAAACGAGGTGATAATTCTCCTGCTGTAAAGTTTGTGAGCTGTACCGATACTCTTGCCATAATTTAATACCTTGAGTTAATAAATGTTCCAGCATCGATAACATCTGCCATACCCTCTTCTTGTTCTATATTTTGACCTTCTGTTGCATCAACAAATCTAGCTTCTTTTAGTTTCTCTTTGTAAAGATTATACATATTTACAGCTACAGGATTTGATGATGTAATAGCATAAGCTATGTCTGCTGCTAAAGCTGCTGATAAAGTTTCTCTTAATAATTCATCGTATTCATTTGGATCAGTAATTCTAGCAACATATAATATCTTCATGCTTGAAGCGTCTGTTAATATCTTACGACCTTCTACTTTGTGATCGCTATCATAATCTAATATTCTTAATAATCTTAAACAATCAGTTGGTAATGTAAATTGTGATGAAAATCCCCATGCAGGTGTTGCAGTATCTGCTGCAAGTTCTACTCTTTTTTGCAAACAATTCCATGGATGATTTCTAAATAAACTATCTCTAACCTGTGTGTATCTTGCGTTTAAAAGTCTTGCGTTCTTACTATCTTCTGTAAGAGTTAATATTGTTGATGCTCCTAACTGATTTAATGCTCCGTTACAAATATCTACTACTGATGCCATACTTTTTCCAAATGTCCTCTTCAGAAAGATTTATTTCATCTTTCTTTTGTTTAGTTAAATCGTTGATATTTGTTATATCAATTTTTTCAACTAAAGCATATCTATAAATTTTATTATCCCTTCCCCATTGAAAATGCAACAAAAGTCTAGGCTCTTTGTATAAATCGATAAGCCTTGGATCAAATCTAGCTATTGTCATTGTTTTGAAAAGAGGGGGATTTCTCCCCCTCAATTTTGATTGTTTAATTAACTACATAGGAAATATTCCAAGACATAGTACCGATAGTACCACCAGCAGCACTGAATGTGGCTGCAATGTAGTAATACCCTCCCGGGTCTGTAGTATCTCCAGCTAACTCAAACATTTTTTTACCAGCAGTGTCGATGTTAGCAGCTTCGAAACGAACATCTGCCATAGCTGCTGCATCAGCAACATCTGTAGCAAAAACATCTTCGTCTTTTACTGTTCCATCTGTTTTGTAGATACCGACATTGAAAGTAG